GTCAACCCCCGGAACGACTTATTTACCCTTCCAGCGGCGTCAGCCAGGCGCCCGATCCCGGCAGCTTCGCCGAGCTTGCCCATGGATCGATTGAAGTCGCGAATAGGCGCCGTCAGAGCGGAGATCCTGCGATTGACAAGCCGCAGCCCCGCGGTCATCTTGTCAACCGCGACGATTTCTACTCTGATCGGTTTAATGCTCATTCGTGCGCCTCGCTATCTTGGTTGCCTGATCAAGCCAGAATATGTAAGCATCGACATTCATCTCGTTCAACTCGGACGGCTGGAAGTGGAAGACGTAGGCCAGTGCCCCTATTCCGTCTTCCCATCCGTCAGGCCACTCGGCAAAAAAGGGGCGATCGCATCCGATACCGCCGCGAAGTCAACGGCATCGAGCTCGGCGAACGTGGCCGGCGACAGGCCGGTCAGGCGATACCCCAGGATGATCGACGCCTCAACATCGGTTTTTCCGGCAGTCGCCTGAACGTCCTTAACCTTGATGCGACGCGAAATTTCCACCGAGTCAATGGTTTCGCTTCCAAACGCGATCGGGTATTGCAGTTTGATTTTGATGGGATCCATCAGAATTTGACCTCCTCGGCCTGGCGGGCCTCGAATCTGGTGGTGATGTTGGCCTCCTCAGTACCGGCCTTGCCATCGGAAGCATACCAGGCATTGCGGAAGACGATGATTTTGCCGTTGGCCAGCTCGAGCGTGATCGTGGCGCCATCGGTTTCGCACAGATCTTTGAGACTGAGATCGGAGCGGTCGATGAGTTCGCCCTCGAGGTAAGGGATCTGCGGCATTTGCTTGTAACCGGCCACACCTGCTGTATGGGTCATGCCTTCGTTCTTCGGTAAACCCAGCGAGTAATCCCAGTTACCTTTCATTTCAAGGGACACACCATTCTTCTTGAGATAGGCGGTTCCCGCTATACGGTTTGGGGTGGCTCCCATTTGTCAAATCCTCCCTTGATATTAGGGCGCCGAAGCGCCCCACATTTCTGAAGTTTAGGCGGCCTGCAGAATGAACTGCAAATTAAAGGCGGCGGGAGATTGAAATCGAGACGATTCGGATCAACCTGGTTGCGGCTGACAGTCAGGTTGGCAATGAAATCGTCCACGTTCTCAACCAAGCCGAGCTCCTCCATCTCACGTGCCCAGGCAACGCACTCGGCCTTGCCAGTCTTCGGAGTGATAACCTGCTGTCCGGCTGCGATGCGGGTGTCGTCGTCGCACAGCTTCGCCCGCGGGTATCGGACCTGGAACCAGGTACGCAGCGAATAGCGCAAGTACAGCAGGTTAGCTGTGGTGCAAACATCCAGATAAGCCACGTCCTCGGCGCCCGCGTCGTTGCGCTGGTACATGGTGATAGCCCGCTGAATGCGACATCTGCCGGACTGGTCGACCGTATAAGTGCTGATACCGTCGAAGAGCAACGCGTTGTTGTCAGAGATCGGGTCCCACTGATCGGCGCGTGCCGGTGGTAGGATTCCGACCAGCTCCAGCGTCTGCAGCGGGCGGGCCGGATCGATGGCCAACTCTTTGGCCTGCTGCGCCGCATAGGATGCCGCCCATTCCCACGGAGTGCTCGGGGACTTGTACGTTCCCATGCACGACACGTGCGGGCTGTTGCGGCCGTTTCCGAATGTCATCAGATCGGCCTTGGCGGCGGCCTTGGCCGTGATATACCGCCCGTCAAGCATACGGTCGTATGCGAAGCGCTCGGCAAGCTCGGCTTCGATGGCGGTCAGGTTGGTGGTGTCGGTGTATGGTCCAACAATGATCTGGAACCACTCCTGGCCCATCTCGGTTATCGCCGTGGCGAGCGTCGTGTCACTGGTGGCACCGGTCAGAAGGCCGGTAGCTGGCGGCGTCACAGTCAACCCCGCGGGGATCCGCTCACCCTCGTTATAGCTCACGCGGACGTCGATCTCGTTGGCGATCGTGCCCTTGTTCTTTGAGGTGAGGGCTACGGAGCCGGTCGTATTGACGCCGGTGACCAACGCCCTGGAGTCGGCCGTCAGTGCGGCAACCAGGGCGTCTCCCAGCGTCGTGGGGGTCGAAGTCGTCGTGACCGCAAGCGCATAGCGTCGCCCGCCGATGTACACCGCAATTTCGCCGGAAGCCGTCGGCGTCCCTGTGATTGCAAACGTGCCGGTGGCGACCGTGGCCGATCCCTCGCCAAGAGCGATCGCATAAAGCGGTGTGAGTTTGTTGCTTTGGAACCAGGCATCGGCCATGCGCTCGAGCACGCTTCCGTCGCCAAACAGCTGGCGGGCATGCGCATAGTTGTTGACCAACACGATTTTGTCAGCGGGCGCAATGCCGGCGGCCAATTTCTGCCCGCACATCAGCGCCTTATATGCCAGGACTGCCGCGACTTGATATGCCCTCGAAGAGTCGACTTCAATGGCGAAGATCGGCACCCTCAATGACGTGGGAATACTCATTCTTCACTCTCCTTTTTGTTCGACGCCTCCACTGGCATCGTGTCAAACGCTTTGGCCGATCCCTCGCGCACAACTCCCCGCCAATAAGCAATCCAGGGCTTGTACTCCCCTTCAGGCTTGAGATGGATCATTGTTACAGGGTCGCGGATAAGCACGCCCGCGATCGGCTGGATAAATTTTTGTTCATTCATCAGACGTCCTCACATTGAAAAGATCCTCAGCCTTTGCACCGGTCACAGTCTCATACTTGACATTCACCCTTTCGAAATCGTCGGCGTTCTCAAGGTCAGGAGCTTCGCCCAGGGTCGAGTCATACGGGATGACTATGCCGATGCGGCACGATCCCACCACCGCCCTGCCGGTATCTACCAGGGAAATCTCGGTGGCGTTATCGTCCAGGTCGATCTTGTTGGCAAAGGGGAAACGCTTACCGTTCTGATCTTTGAGGATCAAATTGTCACCGATCACCTGCTCGACCTGCTCGGCGATGCCATCCAAGATGTCGTCCAGATCATCGCTGACCTGTGCGACGATATCGATAGAAACCGAAAGCGGGCGACGGTAAACCGGATCGAGCGAATCCGAGATTTTCTTGACACCGCGCTCATTGTTGGCATAGATGCAAATCGCCGGCAGCTCAGATTCCCACAACGGCGTGGGTCGCATCTTGTATACCCGCAGGCCGCATGAAGTCGGGTATACCGGTGCCTCTGATGTGCCGGAATTGGCCGTCAGGATTCGCACCAGAGTCTCGCGTATCTGTTGGCGCTTATGCATCTTATTCTCTCAGAGTTGCCCAGCCATCGCAATAGCCGGTCGGTTGATAGGCGATTACTTCGTACACCTGCCCGCGCGCGGTGATCTTATCCTGCGGCCCCAACGGTGCCTTGAGACTGCGTTGGATTAGCCGCGCCCGTGGATTGGTTGACGTGACCGGAACACCCGATGACACATCGATTTCCTGGTATGCTTCGACAAAAAAACCGTCGACACCATAGGGTGTACCGTTGGCGGGCGTGATGGTCAGAGGCTCGGCAAAATCCGTGAACAGGACTTCGCCGAGATCCTTCTGAAAAAGATCCAACAGCTCGCCGGCCATTGTTACGCGAGAACCTTCGCGCTGACAATGGCGTCCTTCTGGTGCGGGCACGGCAGCGGTGCCGACTGGACCATGAGCATGCGGACGCTCGGGTCATCCTCTTCCCACACTTTCGGGAAACGTTCGAAAGGCGCCAGGGCCTTGAGGTCCTTGATGGCACCAAAGTGCCGCTCAAAGCGGGCCTTGCGGGAGAGCACGACCACGCGCTTGGGGTCGATCATCGGGCCCTCCTGGTCGGTGTCGTCGTCGACGAAATACTCGTCATAGGTCCACAGGTCGAGGCCGAGCTCGTTAATGTGGCCGATGTAGGTCACACCATTGTCGAACGCTTGCGGGTCGATGATTCCCATGTTGACGCGCAGCATGTTGAAAAGGGAGGAGGTGGAACTCGCAATCTGATCCGTTCCCAGCATTGCGAGATAGGCCTCGGAACCGAGAATTGCATCGGTAGCAACGACACCCGCGTCTTTATTGATCAACTTGCACCACTCGCGAAACTTGTCAATCGGTTTGGCGGTGGTCTTCGCGCTCCACAGCGCGGTCCCGGCGAGGGTTACCAGATGAGTGTCTTTCATGCCGAAATCAACCACGTCGTCGACGCCCTCGCCCTTAACAATGATTTTGCCGGTCTGGACCGCCTGCGCTGCCATCCACTCCTCACGCCTGGTGATCATGTCGTTGAGCTCAGTAAGTTCGTTGGCCAGCTGCGTGGCTGCGCGCTGCTGCAGGTCAAGGCCATCCTGATACACAAGCTCTCCAGGCTGCCTCACAAGCAGATCTTCGGCCGTGGTTACCATTTTGGGCTTGACATATGCAGGCTTGTAAGATTCGGTGTGGCGCCCGAGCTTCTCCATGACCTTGCCCTTCATGCGCGGGCTGACGAACGGGGCCAGGCGACGCTTGCCATCGATGATGTCGATGTCGATCGCCTCGGTGGTATGCGCGGGAACCTTGGTGAAAAACGTATCCAGAATGAATGTCCTGGCCGTTTTCAGCTGCTGCAGCATGCGCAGCATGGTGCGGGTGTTGTAAAGGTCAATGTTGCCCATGGCTGCGAATCCCAAGCCCAGGCTTGAAATTACGCCATCCGTGGAAGAGAACACCGAAGAAGAGTCGTGCCCCGTAATCATCGACACGACCACGGCAAGAACGGCGAAAACGATGCCGCCCAAGCCAAAGAGAGCCCTGTTGCGATTCATAACTTGCCTTTCGTTAAAAGTTTTGATTTCGTCCGTATCTGCTCTTTACAAAAGAAAAGGGGCACGCCAGTGTGTCGGCACCGACATGCCCCTTTTCCAACTGCGCTGGCGGTAGCTAATCGCCCGCGCCCGAATATTTACTTACGTGGCCCGCTTACCAGGAACCGGCCGCACCGCTCAGATAGGTGTAAAGGCCGACGGCGCGCATGCCGTCGCGGTGGTCCTCAATGCCGTCATCGCCACCGAAGTACAGCGACCGCTCATTGAACTCGCCCGACATGTATGCCGGAGCGCGCGTTGCGGCGTTCGTGGCGTCAGTGTCCTCGGCCAGGATCGCGAACGGCTTATTTGCACCGACCACGCTGTCACGATTGACAATCACACACTCCTCGTCGGCGAGCGCGACCGTCATGGTGAAGCTGTCAGTGGCGATAAACGCCGTCGCGCCTTCCCAGATCACCAGCGCGATGTGATCGTTTTCAAACCAGTAGAGCACGATCTCATCGTCGACAATGAAGTCCGTGGCATCCGCCAGCTTGAACGAAATCTGCTCATGCCAGAACGTGGCGGCACCGGTCGACGTCCCGGGGAGAGAGAGCGTCCCGATCACGACACCGTCCGGATCCGTGACACTGAACGTCCCGCCGTTGGTCGCGGCAACGGTGCATTTGATGAGATACGGGCCATTTTTCTTGAAGAGCGGTCCGGCCTTGATCTCGGTAAGCGCACCCGTTCCGGTCGCGGCGTCTGCCCCGTTGTGGCGATAGCTTGCCCGGATGGTGCCGATGAGGTTGCTGTCGGGATCGGTGATGTTGAAATCGTAGGCATGCGCCGCTGCTGACGAACAGGCGGCCTTGTAGGCCCCACGCTTGGCCAGCGGCCTGGTCTCCACCTGCGGGCAGGTGCCGTTTCCGGTCCCGGAGACGGTAGACGAGACGGGGACGGTGCCGGTGACTGCGATGGTAAACGAATCGTCGGCCGCGAAGTCCGTGGTTCCGTTGAGCAGCTGGAAGCTGATTTCAT